TGCTTTGGGGTAGAACCTGTTTTGTTATTAGTCATCTTCGCCGTAGTTTACATAAATACGTCGATAGTTACGTTTATATACTTTCTTAGCTACAACGTCATTACGCAATTTGTTATATCGTTCATATAAATCAGCGAATGCTTTACGTTCTCTGTCAGAGATTTGAGGATTATCGTCATTAAGAATACCATCGATAACGCTCATACGACTATTAATTCTATGCAAGAGTAATAGAGCATCGTCCTCGTCATTAACGTTTTGAAGAGTGACAGCATAATCATAATAGTCTTCCTCAATGTCTTTAATAGAAGACATTGTGAATTTCTTGGTCATACTTTGGTATTTCATTTTAACGTCGTCAAATACAGATTCTAAGATAGAAGAATCATCAATTCTAGATAACGCAGTAATCATATGATTCATTTCACGTTTAACTAAACGCACTGGAGTGTAAGAAGCAGCTTTACGTAGTAAACGTATAGTACGGATACGTTGACCTTTGATATCATTGTAGATCCGGATTGTCCATGCAATAATCGCAGAAGGAGAACCACCTTCGGAGAACATGTTTAAGTAGCCAAACTTTTTGAGTTTACTAATAGCACTATTAAGTTCGTTAATGAACCCACAAGACATAATAAAGTCATCAATAGCAACGTTGCTAGTCAAGTCCGCCGTGAAGATTGAGGTTAATTTATGTAATAAGTCTTTCAATCCAAATGTAAGTATAGCTACGTAGTTTACATTGTCTGTAGTACGTAGTACATCATTTGTAGTATCAAGATACAAATCAATCTCTTTTACAGCACGATCTATTGGACCAGATGAGTTAATCATTGAACCTATATCATGTAGAATAATAGCGAGGATCTCTCTATTAGTCAAACCTAGCAATGGATTAAATAGTTTAGAGTCCAATTCAACGTAGTACTTCTCAATAGTAGTAGTATAATCAGATATAAGTAAAGGATATACATCCTTTTCTTTTAAGACTGGTTGTACATACACACCAAAGAAGTCTAAGTCTGTGTTATTAGTGTATAAGACACCCTCACATTTGACATCTCTGAAGAACATGTTTAATTCATATGCAAAGTTTCGAAGGACATCAGGATCAGCATCTTGTTTTAATGAATCAATTATAGTTAAGAGATCATTAAAATCATAATTTGTTTTTGCTTTATCCATTCTTATCCCCTTGTGAAAACAAAGAGTGAGCCTATAGACTCTCAGTCTATAGGCCTGCTCTTTTACAATAAACCACGAATGCTATACTAATTCACCATCAGCATAGTATTACTGAATGTGGATATTATTTTTCAGTTTCACGAACTACACGATCCAATTCGAATGGTTCAACTTTAGAAGTTACACCTGCTGCACGCATAGCATCCAATTCTGCTTTAGCTGCTTGAGCTGCTGGAGTCAATTCAGCTTCTACAGAGTAGGAATGAGGGTTGGAAGCCAAGTCGTATTTTACAGGGTAAGGGTAACCAGTTGGGGATACAACTTTAGTGCCGTCATGACGGATGGAATCATAGAAACCATGATCGTTCATGTCGTAACGTTCGTTGTAATCTTTAGTTACAGGTTTAGTATTTTGAACTGTATCACGAAGACCGGAAGCGTTCAAGATACGAAGACGACCTTGTACTGGTTGATAGGAGAAGAAGTGGAAACGTTCAAACGCATGTACAGCTGGGAGAGCGTAGTTTTGTTTGTTACGGATTTCGTTGGATAAGTACAATTGATAATCGTAAATAGTGTAGATAACACGGTCAGTGTTACGAGGGTTCAATACGATGATCAAGTTGGAATCGTTACGAAGTTTATCGGAAGAAACGAAGTTGTAAACACGTTTGTCGGAAGTTACAACTGTACGTTTGTAATCCAATTCTACAGGACCAATGCTGGATGGGGATTGGTAAGTGTATTCTACTGGAGTAATACGACGAATCAATGCAGGAGCACCGATAACGGAAACAGTTACGTTAGGATCGTTCAATACTTGGAGCAATGTAGTTACATACATATCTAATTGGTCCATGAACATTGTACGTCTCCAGTTTACTGGATCCATGTTATAAGTGTCTGGTGGGCAGAAGTCGAATGTAGCTGCAAGTTTGTTAGCTGCAGGCATAGTTTTGAAGGACAAGTCCAATTCTTTACGGATTTTGTCATCTTTGTAGTTACCCAATACGTCTTTGATCAAGCCAAGAGTTTTGGACAATTGGTCAACGTTGTATAATGCTTGAACGTCTTTTACTTCTTCAGGAGAAATAGGAACGTTGATAGGGTTAGCATTAGGGATTTCTACGATTTGAGTTACAGCATCCCAACGTACGGATGGAGTATCGATCATAGCGTTGGAAGTGTCACGTTTGGAATCGATGATTACACCTTTAATGTCAGCAGAACCAACACAGGAAATCATGAATTGATTGTTTTTAGTGTAACCAGTGATGTAGCCTTCAACTACGTCTGTAGTACCAGGTTTTACGAAGTTGAATTTAGTAGTGATTTGACGATCTAATTCACCATAGCCAGGTTCGAAGCGACGAGGGCTAATAGCGATAACCAAGTCACCAGTATTAGCTGCAGTTTTAACGCCTACAGTTTTGTAAGTTTCACCAGCAGCATTTACAGCTTTGGAGTCAACTACGATAGCATCGCCATCATGAGCGTTAGTACCGTCGATTACGATACCAGTGATAGCTGTAGTAATGGAGTATGCATCATAAGCTTTGTTGAAACCATCTTTAGCACCATAAAGAGCCAAGTTCAAGGATTCACGCATAGCTTTTTCGTCAGCACCACCAGGGATGATAGGTTTAGTTGGGTTAACTTCTACGAATACACGACGTGTAGGAGCAGAAGATTCCATCAATTCGAAAATACGATTTTGTTCTGTGAACATATCGATTTCAGTACCATCAACACCGATCATTTTGCGCACTTCCATGCTCAAAGTGAACTTAGGAGTTTTAGCTACAGCTTTAGGAATAACGCCTTTATCGAAAACGTTATTCATCATCATATTTTTGTGTAAAGGTAACACAAGACCCATTACAGGGTTGTAAGAACCGATGGAAGCATATTCCAAGATACCTTGACGGTCATTTTCGAAAAGTTGTTCCATCATCATTTCGTGGTCACGAAGACCTGCTGGATTGTCAGCAAATTCGTCTGCATCAGCAGATTCATTTACGAAGAAGTTTTTAAGGGCACGAGCAGCGTCCTTATTACGCATTAAACGAGCAGACTCAGTAAAGAAGTCTGTTTGTGTTTCGCTTGCGATATTTTCCGCCATTTCTACAATGGCATTAGCGAATTCGTATTCAGCACCTTTATGGAAAGAACGGCTGGATACAACATCGCTAGATTGATTACCTACAACTGGCATATTTGTAGTCTCCTTTCAGGATAGTTTAATTTAAACATTAATGCTCAAATTAGCGCATTTTAATATATTGTTATATTAGCTAAACAGGGCAGACTGGTCACTCAGTTTTTTCTGTATCGTCTTCTTTAACTGTAGTAGCAAGTAGTTTGACAAGTCTATCTAATATAAGCAGCGAGTAAAATAGTTCAGACTTATTCTCAATATAGGACTTAGTCGCAAACGTATTAATGATATAGTGTTCAACTGTATCACGTAATTGTTGCGTAAGTTTAGTCACACGTAGTACTATATTGATATTGTCTGGAGTCTTAGCAATATAATCGATCTTAGTAATAAACCGATTGATTTGATCATACAAATCCATCCATCTAGTCTTAAGTTCTTTTATTGCTATATTTTTCTGTTCTGGTTTTAGATTGTTGAAAAGGTTATCTTCAATGGCTTTGATATCAGTATCTAATTTAGGGTCTCCACCAGTACTACCATCGTCAGTACCAGCATCACCTGTACCATCTCCAGAGTCATCAGTGTCTCCACCGTCATCTCCTCCGGCATCAGGTACATCATCACCATCTTCGGATGGAATATCGTCTCCATCTTCACCAGAATCTGGTTCGATATCATCACCATCACCAGTATCATCACCTGTGTCGTCAGTACCAGCATCTGGAGCATCATCTCCGTCTTCAGTTGGTACATCTTCACCATCTTCTGATGTATCAGGTTCAATATCATCACCAGTATCGTCACCACCATCAGCGGCTCTATCAGCAGTGTCTCCACCGTCATCATCCGCTGGAATATCATCACCTTCGTCAGGTTCTACTCCATCATCTTCTGGTGCATCATCTGCAGTATCCCCACCATCTGTATCACCATCACCGGTATCAGTATCATCGTCATCAGTAGGAACTTCATCATCACCATCATCTGGTTCAACATCATCATCGGTGTCGTCATCAGCTGTATCATCTGCTGGTGGTTCTTCTTGAGTATCATCATCTTCTGGAACTTCATCTCCATCTTCAGGAACATCTGGTTCCATTGTATCATCATCTTCAGCAGGGGTATCTTTTTTCTTCTTATTATCCTCTGCTTCAAGGATAATAGAATTAGTTAGTTCGTCAAGGAATCCCATATATTATCCTTTCATAAAAACTCTCATATTTATTCTAAAATCATTTAACTTGGTTGACTGTTGCCCATACATCTCTATTAGATCTAATACATTTCGTACCCCTACTCCAGATTCAAGGTCTCGTTTCACATATCGGAGCATTGATGTAAGTTTACTAGTACCCTTAATAATTATAGGGTATTCACATAGTTCTGGATGTACTGTAAATATAGGATACAAATCTACACCTTCTATGACTATCTTATGTGGTTTAGAAATACAGAATTCAATTATCTTAATAATCCATCTTCTACGCTCAATAGTAAGCTGTTTCTTTTCAGGGGTCATAGGGTTCTCCCCATCAGCAAATACTCTTGCCCATGTATAAATGAACTTTAGGTATTTAGGGTTCTTATTAATAAACTCATAAAAAGTTTTATAGTGCTTCTTACAATAATCAACCAACCAATCAATACTTTGTGGATAGATTATAGCGTCCAAATTCAATAATTCAGCATTATGCTTTTTAGCTAATTCGAATGATAGTGTTGTCTTACCAGATGCTGGGTAGCCTAGTATAAAACATACATTGAATCCTTTACCACGGTCAAATCTATCAAAGTTTACATATATATCATCATCACTAAAAAATAATGGATGATCTATCTCTGATTTAAACAAGCTCATTATTAATCATCCTCATCTTTAGATTTACTAATAGCTTCACCGTGTTTAACTACCATAGTATATCCAAGCTTTTCTTTTTCACGGATAAGTTTTTGTTTAATCTTCATAAGATTACGAATCTTTTCTAATTGGTTCTTTTCTTCGGCATCTTTAAGATAACGGTTACACATATTGATTTCGATATCTAATTCATCCATAAGTTTTCTACGTTCATCAGCAGAAGCTTGACGTCTAGTTACCCACCATCCAAATAAACCAATTACAGATAACGTTGGTGCTACCATATATAATACACCAGTAGTGATAGCTAGTTTAATAATAGTAGAAGCTTTAGGGATAAACTTATCAGCAATAACTTCTTCCCTAGCATTATCTTCTGTATCTTTAGTTACAGCAGACATTAAGTTCTTAATAGCAGCATCAAAAGTACGACTAGCCATCTTTTCATTATCAGATAACTCAGTGAGCTTCTTATCTAGTTTTACACCAATAGCTTTAACTGTATCTAAGAAACTCATTTCCATATGTACTTTTTCTGCAGTATCTAGATTAGCCTTACTAGGTGTAGTAAAGATACCTTTGATATCACATTCTAAAGCATAGTATAGTTCACCTAATACGTAAAGATACTCTTTCATATCACGGCGTTCTAATTCTTCTACATACCCTTTGAAGATAGCTACTAATTGATTGTAATCATAACCCTCTTGGAGAGAAGATATTTTAGTTACAACCAAATCAAAGATTTCTTTACGAATATAGTCAGATAGAACTAGGCTCTTAGATAGAATCATAGCGAACTCTTCTGGCTTAGTAGAGTTACAGATAAACTCTTTATATTTGAAACCAGTTTCGCCATCTAGTTTTAATGCTCTCCAAGTACGGATAATATTACTACGGAGCAATTCATTACCACCGTCATCATAGAAGTCTTTATCAATATGATCAGTATCTTCTTCAGTAGCTTCAGTAACTACAGAAGAATGCTTGATAATCTTTCTAAAGCTTTCTTGTAATACATTATCAGTATCTCTAACGAAGAAGTATCCAGTAATAGCTTCTAGTACAGCATATCTATCATAATCACAGTTATACTTATCTAATAAATAGAAATAGTTTTCTAGAGTAATCTTATACTTATCTTCAATAGGAAGCTTGTAAGTATCAATTAACTCAGCAAACTTAATAGCATACACTTTAGATTGTACTTCATTGAATACATTCTCAGAGATAAGCTTATCTGTATTGAAACGTTTATTAATCATTGTATGATTCTTAATAACTCGGTCATAAGTACATAGAGCATTAGCCTCATTAAGAATCTTTTCTACAGCATGAATATAAGCATTCTTTTGATGCTTAGTAAGTTCAGTACTTTCATTGATTGCATCCGTACGGTTAGCAAGAATATTCTTCATACTTCTACGGATACGTTCAGGATCTTGTACTCGACGTACACCTTCTAATACTCGGCCAAAGTATTTCTTTACATGTACAGGGTTATTAATCTCTAATGCATCAAGATATAAACCAATAGATTTAGCTACTGATTCATCTAAGTTAGCATCCAAGTTTAAATGGTTCTCGATTGCAATTTTCAAATTTTCCTCTGTAGGATTTCTCCTGGCTTTTTCATAAGCATAAGCCATGATAACCCCACTAGGTTTACGCTTACTTTCTAAGTATGCTTTACGTTGTCTTAGTCGTCTTAGCATTTTTACGTTTTACCCTCACTTTCTATGAATAATTGATGATTATATATAGGTTCTCTAATTAATTTACCCAGAATGCACTTATAAGGGAAACATATAGTTAATTTTAATCCCATAAGAAGAATCGGAGGTACTATATAGATGTCCATTAAAAACATCCCATACATTATCCACGAAGCTCCTATGGCTATCGCATCTTCTGAAATTGTGTCTGAGAATAATGGTAAGATCATTGCTCAAACTATTTTACAAGACTTAGGTGTACAAAACCGTAATAGACGTATTTACTTACCTAATGACTTATTGCCAGAATTGCGTGCTAGTCGTGCTATGGAGCTTCTTGAAACTGGTAATCTTAAAGGTGAATTAGGTCACCCTATGAGCCAAGAGTTATCCCGTCAACAAACTATCGATCCAGTATTAGTTTGCTGTAAATATCTTAAACTCTGGAATGAGGGTAATCTTATTAAAGCTCACGTTACTGGCACTAATAACCAATACGGTGACTACTTCAATAGAGACCTTATGGATGGAGAAAAACCATCTTTCAGTTTACGTGCTCTAGGTACTATGCAAGTTAATGGTGGTAAGTCTTATGTAAAAAATATTAAAGTTATCACTTGGGACCGTGTAATCTACCCTTCCCATAAAGTAGCTTATGTAGAAAAACTTATTACTGAATCTGCTGATGTAGATACAACTTCTATAAATAGTAACCAAGTTATAGTAGAAGAATCTTACCAAGGTTCTATTATCCCTATTACTAACTGCCCACAAGTTAAAGACTTCATTAAAACTGAATCTGCTAACTTAGATATCATGGCAGAAGCATTTGGTATTAGTTCTTATGATAGCGTTGCTGTTACCAAAGAGGGTACAATCCAAATGTTTAACCAAGATGGTTCTACATTGGTTATGAAACCAGAAGACTACATCTTAAAAGAAATTAGAAGCTACGCTGAAAAGAATTTCTAAGAAAAAAATAAAAAGAATCTAGGTAGAGTCATTGACTCTACCTAGGTTTTACTATCAAAGCTATCTTATTTGGAGTTACAAATCTCCAACCCATAGGCCAGTAGTTATCATATACTTCACCATAATACTCAAAGAGTTTATGGGATGGTATGTATATACCATTACGTCTTACTGGTAAATCACCAAATTCTTTTAGCCCTGTATATAGATCACAATCTCTAGGGATATTAGTCATATCCCCTAGCATTACATAGTTCAAATATATAGGGTATGTAGCAGGATTTCTGTAGACAAAGTTCTTATGATCAGAATACTCGTCTATATAATAAGTCTTTATAAAGTCTACATCTATTTGGTAGCCTAATAGTTTAGCTAATTCATCTAACCTATTAAGCATAAATGTACCAGTTCTATACTCATTCTCTGCCTCACATTTATCAACCAATCTATTTTGGAAATGTAATTGATAAATGTCTAGAGCCTGTTCACAGTGAGATAACTCATGTAAAGTAATCTCAGTGACTCTAGTTATATACCGTTCTATAGTATCTTCATCTTCACCATATTTGAATATGGTTGGTAAGCTTACACTGATCTTACCAAATACAGATGTATTTGCATAGGCATCTGGATCTTCTCGTAATGGAGTATCCAGAACATGTAATGTAGTGTATGGGTGGGATGGATTAATAATCCCGTTGTACTTAAGATAAACTTTAATAGCAGCTTTCCTCATTAATTTAGAGGCCACTTCATAAGAAATACGCATAATATCTATCACCTCAACATTATGATATATAACCAAAATAACCATTAAAGGAGGCAAATAGGCATGGCATATAATAGAATGACAGACGTCATTAATAAGATCGAACGACGTCTAGGTACAAAGCCATTAGGATTACCGCCTGAACTAGCTAAAGATAAATGGGCTAGTGAAGTAATCATTCCAGATACACTATCTACGTTTAGTAGATATTTCCCTCATATGATTAGAGTCTTGTTGACTAAAGACGATCAACGTGGAGACTATTATCTTCTTGATAGACATATTCCAGAGAACTATGAAATTCTTGGTGTTAAAGATCTTATGTGGGAAGACTTGGATACTACAAGAACTGGTGTACAGCAATATGGTACATACGTTATGTCAGCTAAAGCATTAAGCTTTGATGATATGATGCTATCTCAACAATATTCAAACATTGCATCATTGTTTAATAATAACGTATACGTTGAATACATTCCGCCTAATATGGTTCGTGTAACTATGAATATGGCAGGTCAAGTATCCAATATCCTAGACCAAATGACTCTAGGTGTATTCGTTAAACACCCATCTAACCTAATGACTATTGAACCAACTAAGATGGAAACATTTGAACGATTGGCTACAGCTGATGTAGCAACTTGGTTATTTGAATACTTAAAACACTTTGATGGTATTGAGACAGTATTTGCTAATATCGATCTTAAGTTATCTTCTCTTGAACAACAAGCATCAAGACGTGAAGAGATTGTACAGTTCTTACAAGAGAACTATGTCAACCCAGCGAATGGCAATCAACCAATTATGTACACAGTATAATAGAAAAAATCCACTATGAGGAAATTCCTCATAGTGGATATTTCTTTGTTTATAATGAGATATTATTAGTTCCAAGTAAACCAGTTGTACCCATATACTTAGCCATAGTACTAGCATGTAATAATGGATTATATGTAGATAAGAATCTTTTAAATCCTTTGATGCGGTTTATAGTTACATTGAATGAATCTTCTGAAGACTCATTAAATACAAAACTTACACCAGCATAGAATGACCCAGTCTTCTTATTATCAATAACCACAGGTACACAGTATAATGATGCACCTCGGTAGTCTTTCATAAGCATAGGTCTTACTGTATTAGAATTACATCTTAAGTCATAAGATACTCCATCTTTACCACGTACGTAGTCAAATGGTGAACCCTCTGCATTTACATCACAGACTTCAAGAATAGTATCTATTAGCTCACAGAACTCATCATAGTTCTCCCAAGTTAAATCTATAGATACATTATTATTACCACGTTGAGTCAAAGACATATAGTACTTATATCTAAGATTCGTGGTTATCTTATTACCACTATTAACTATAGTATACTCATTATGTAATGGACTAAACTTAGTATTACCATTTCTTAGTGTTGTAGTATTGAATGCTACAGTAATCTTCATAATCAGATTATTACCAAAATCAAATACTTCCTCGCTTATCTTAGTATATGATTCAAAATTTTCCATAGTGCTTCCTCCAAGAAAAATTAACCGTCATAAGATAGTTAAAGTCCTTGTAGAATACAAAAAATAAAGACGGGATTGGCTACCCGTCTTTATAAATTAAGCTGAAGCTTTATCAGTTTCGACCTCTATCTTACTAGTGTAAGGTAGTTCCAAAGTGTAGGTGTTTGCTTGTTCATCCACCTGTTTCAATACCAACAAGCCATCTTTTGATGCTTTTGCATCATAATATAACGGCTTGCCAGCCTTAGATGCGAGTGCTAAGATATTTTCTTTTATCTTAGCATTTTCGAATCCTTTTTCGATTACAACCCTAAGTTTCTTAGGGATGGAATCATAATTGACTACTTTGAGCAATTCAGGATCAACCTTTTTCTCTTTAGGCTTCTCCTTCTTTTCGGTCTTGGTCTTAGGTTGCTTTTTGTTATCAGCCTTTTTTGGCTCTTCTTTTGCTTCGGACAGATTGATGACTCTATCGGCATATCTAACACCGTCGAAAGTCATCAGCTGTTTAACCTGACCAGCATCCGATAATAGATCAAACATTGGCTCCGCTAGCTTTAATGTATCTTTATTATCAGATACATATTTAGCAACAGCGGATGCTAACAGTCCACCGATAACCAAATCGTATTCTTTCACTCTATTGAGTGGTAAGAATAATACGATTCCTATTTGGCGGACTAATTCGTCCATCTCCACACGCACAGGATCTTTAGAGATTAGGTCTTTGATAAAATCATTATCAACCACCTGCTCAACTAAATATCCAACACTTTCAGTAAGATGGTCTAATGGTTGCATAAAGAATGCCTCCATTAGCTCAGCTGCTTTTTTGGCATCATCTTTAGCGATACCTTTTACAACAACCTCAACGCAATATTGATCCATCAATTTTAATTCTTTCATGGTAATATCCTCCTTTATGTAAAATTAATTAAACTACCATAGAATTACAGTTATATTATACAACTGAAATTTCTTTAATAACGAAAAATCCCCTATAAGGA